CATTAGATAAATCCTTTACCATTTTCGACATATTTCCCTGCGACAAAATCTGTAAGGTTAAATTGCGCTGTTGTTTTTCTTGAATATATTGGTTGAACTGATACTGAGAAAACACTCTGCGCCGGTACACGAGTAGTAGAATCGCCATTTTGTAAGCCTTCGCCGTTACCGCCAATACTTGCTTCTATGTAATCAACGTTAGGTTGCAAATCAACTGTAAATGCAGTAACTACAACCGGAACGTTGTTAAACACATAATCGCCATATCCATTTAATTTTACAACAGGTGGCGGCGCACCGGCATTTGAATCTGATCCATAAAACATCTTTGTAACTGAACGCAAGTAATGCAATACAGCAATCCAATACTGAGCTTCTTTTGCATTTTCTACTGTAAATTCACCAGTTAATGTAATTATATCTGCCTGGCTGCTAACATAACTTTGAAAAGCGTAATTAGTATGTGTTGGACTTGTGCTAGTGTAGTTTGCAGTATGACTAAGTACAACTGTAGGAGTATAAGGAAAAATCATTCTATTTCCAGTTTCAACCAATGGTGATAAAATAGGACTGTTAAATCCATCTAATGACGGTACGGATAAACTAATTCGCCAATCTTTAGGTCCTTGTGAAACAACAGTTGCACTAGTTAATGACCGCTGGGTTGGTTCGCCACCTGTTGGAAGATTAGCTGATCGTATCGTTGACATAAACGTGGCAGGATTTTGTATTGCATCTATTGCAATTTGTGCCGACTTCGACGACGATCTAATACCGCCAACTATATCGTCAACGATGCCTTTTTTAACCGAGCTTATAATTCCTGGAATAAGGGACATTTTCTTTTTCTCCTGTGTACGTATTTAGTTGACAAAAATAACTACGTACATTATAATAGTAACAGAGGAGTTCTAATGAGACCTAAGAATTATTTAAACAACAAAGATATTTTAAAAGAAATACACAAGTCAAAAGGTACATATTGCAGCTACGTCGATAGTCAAAACGATCATCAATTTGATATCATTTTATTAGACATTGATAAAATTAATATTCGAACTATTGCAGAAGCAAAGCGCAATCAAGCAAAACGTCTAGCAACCGAACGTTTCGATGCTGCCAAAGAACGTGGAGAAAAAGTAAAAGCTGCACAGTTTGAAATTGATTACAAAACTATTCTAAAAACAGATCTTGTTTTTAGAATTATGACATTTGATCATATCCCCGAAGAACCAGGACGTAAAAAGAATCCAAAGACTATAGCTGATACTAAGACAAAGCTAAATTTCCCGCCTTTTAAGCATTATAAATTTAACGACGACGATGAACTAATTTGTGTCGGAAAAAGCCACTGGGTTGGCGGTATGGAGAACGGACACTTTTCAAAGGATCACGGTCGAGCAACAAATAAATTAGCTATGATGTGGATGAAACTTTGTGATCGGTATGCTACCCGTGGCAACGTTCGTGGTTATACATACAATGACGAAATGCGCGGACAAGCTATTTTACAGCTTTCACAGATTGGATTACAATTTGATGAATCTAAATCAAACAACCCATTTGCTTATTACACAGCCGCAGTTACAAACAGTTTTGTTCGTGTAATCAACATAGAAAAACGCAATCAAATGGTTCGTGACGACATTCTCGAAATGAACGATATGTCACCGTCTTACACAAGACAACATGCAAACGAATGGGATTACGCAGTGCAACGTAATGCAGACGATGCAGCAAAGAAAAAGAAAAAGACTTGACTTTTTTCGCAGATAAGTTACAATAAAATCAATAGGATAGCAAATGTTTAAAAAAGCAGCCGTTTTTACAGACCTGCACTGCGGGCTAAAATCTAACTCTCGAACACACAATCATGATTGTGAGGACTTTGTTGATTGGTATATCAGCGAAGCTAAGTCACGCGGTTGCGAGACAGGTATATTTTGCGGCGACTGGCATCACAATAGAAACGCCCTTAATTTAACAACAATGGATACAACAATTCGTTGCTTGGAAAAGTTAGGGGCTGCTTTTGAGAATTTTTATATGTTTGCCGGCAATCATGATTTGTATTACAAAGACAAACGTGATGTTAAAAGCACACAGTTTGCAAGACACATTCCCGGAATTACAGTTGTTGACAAAACCTTTGTCGAAGACGATGTTGCACTAGTTCCGTGGCTTGTAGGCGACGAATGGAAAGATATAAGCAAAATTAAAGCAAAGTATCTTTTTGGGCATTTTGAACTTCCTAGCTTCTATATGAATGCTATGGTAAAGATGCCCGATCATGGAGAGTTAAAAGCAGAACATTTTGAGAATCAAGAATATGTGTTTTCAGGTCATTTTCACAAACGCCAAACCAACGGCAAAATTAATTATATCGGAAATGCTTTCCCGCATAATTATGCAGACGCTTGGGACGACGAACGCGGCATGATGGTTTTAGAACACGGCGGTACGCCTGAATTTATCAATTGGACCGACTGTCCTAAATATCGCACAATTACCTTGTCAAGATTAATTGACGAAAAAGATGAAATTATTAAAAGCAAGATGTATCTACGTGTTACACTTGATATCGATATTAGTTACGAAGAAGCATCATTTATTAAAGAACAATTTATTGACGGTTATAACTGTAGAGAAATTGTTCTAATTCCGTCTAAACAAGACGAAGAAATTAACTCAGATATTGATATTACAAAGTTTGAATCAGTCGATCAAATTGTCTCTAAGGAGATAACTGCAATCGAATCAGATAATTTTGATACTAATACATTGCTGGGTATTTACAAGGATTTAGACCAAGTATGATTAAAATATGCGACATGACCGTGAAGAATTTCATGTCCGTTGGAAACCAGACGCAAGCTGTTGATTTTGACAAAGATCAGCTAACTCTTGTGCTTGGTGAGAACCTCGACCAAGGCGGCGACGACAGCGGATCAAGAAACGGTACAGGAAAAACAACCATCATAAATGCGCTTTCTTATGCGTTGTTCGGACAGGCTCTTACTAATATCAAACGCAATAACTTGATTAATAAGACGAATAATAAAGGCATGTTAGTTACACTTAACTTCGAAAAAGACAACGTAAAGTATCGTGTCGAACGAGGTAGATCTCCTAATATTTTGAAGTTTTTCATCAACGAAGAAGAAGTTGTTGAAGACGAAAGTCAAGGTGATTCAAGACAAACTCAAAATGATATTAACGTATTGTTAGGCATGTCGCATGATATGTTTAAACACATTGTTGCGCTAAACACATATACAGAACCTTTCTTGTCAATGCGAACAAATGACCAAAGAGCTATTATCGAACAGCTTCTTGGTATTACTTTGTTGTCACAAAAAGCAGAGATGCTAAAGCAACAGGTTCGTGATGTTAAGGATTCTATTACTGAAGAAACTGCAAAAATCAATGCAACAGAATCAAGCAACAAACGTATTCAAGAAACTATTCAATCGACAAAATTGCGTCAAAGTGCATGGTCACAAAAACAAAGTGAAACTATCACTAAACTTGAAAATTCTTTAAAAGAGCTCGAGCAACTTGATATCGAAAAAGAGCTATCAGATCACGAACTACTTGCTAAGTGGTCCGAACATAATGACAAGATACGTAATTTGCAAAAGGAAAAAGGCACATTAGAAAGTGCTATTTCGCAAGCTGATCGTTCTGTTGATAAGATTCAAAAAGCGCTCAACGAACTTGATACTGCTGCTACTTGTTATACTTGTGGACAAGCCCTTCACGAAGATAAAAAGCAAGAAATTCTAGAAAAGAAAACAACGGAATTGACCGACGCATTTGCATATCAAACCGAAGTTGATACTAAGTTGCAAGCAACTGTTAAGAAGCTTGCAGAGATTGGTGACATTAACGGACGTCCTACTACTTTTTACGAATCAGCAAAACAAGCATACGAACATCAGAATAATTTAATTGCTATCATGAACGCACTAGATGACAAGAAAAGTGAAGAAGATCCATATGCTTCGCAGATCTATGAACTTGAAAATTCTGCAATACAAGAAATCAAATGGGACACAGTAAACACTTTAATCAACTACAAAGACCATCAAGAGTTTTTGCTCAAGCTGTTAACTAATAAAGATTCATTTATTAGAAAGAAGATCATTGATCAGAATTTAACATATCTAAACAGCAGACTAACATACTATCTTGCAAAGACAGGATTGCCACATTTGGTTAAATTTCAAAACGATCTATCAATTGAGATTACTCAGCTAGGACAAGATCTTGATTTTGACAATCTAAGTAGAGGCGAAAGAAACAGACTTATTTTAGGTATGAGTTGGGCGTTTCGTGATGTCTGGGAAAGCTTGTATCAAAAAATCAATCTTCTGTTTATTGACGAATTAATTGACAATGGATTAGACGCTGCCGGAGTTGATAACTGTTTGACTATTCTAAAGAAGATGGGAAGAGAAGGCGGCAAGAACGTTTATCTTATCTCTCACAAAGACGAACTCGTAGGACGTGTTAACAACGTGCTCAAAGTTATTAAAGAAGGAGGTTATACTTCTTATGAAAACGATGTTGAAATATTAAATGATTGAAGACGATGACAACTTTGATGACTTAATTGACACAGAGACACACGATCTGCTTGTACAAGCTTATCTTGATTACTTTACAAAGATAGAACAGTACAAGCGGCGCCGTAGCCATCGTACTGCAATCCACGCAAGAAAATCACTTACAAAGATTTCACACCTTGTAAGAATACGAAGAAAAGAAATTACAAACGACCACAGGCAATACAAAGAAAAGGCCAGAAATAAGAAGAAGGAATAATAGCATTGCATAACTATCTACATGCAATGGACTTACCAAGGAGACGTAGTTAATGAGCTTCCGGAGGGATGCGAAGGCTTTGTTTATTTGATAACAAATCTTACAAATCAACGTAAGTACATAGGCAAAAAATTGGCTCGATTTAAAACAACCAAACCACCACTTAAAGGCAGAAAAAACAAAAGGCGCGGAACAAAAGAAAGTGATTGGAGAACCTATTGGGGATCTTCGGATAATCTACTAGCTGATGTTGCTGCGATAGGCACAGACAAATTTACTAGAGAAATTTTATATTTTTGTAAAGGCAGGGGCGAAATGTCCTACATAGAGGCAAGAGAACAGTTTGATAGACGAGTACTCGAATCTGATGATTACTATAACGGTATTATTAATGTAAGAGTAGGCGGGAGCAATAAATTAAAAAAGGCGCTGTTAGAACATGGCACGAAAACTAAATTGGACAAAGGCACGATCTGATACTATTAAAAGTGAACTTATTAGTTCACAATTACACGAATCAAATGCAAATTCCGACAAGTACTTTAAATTTAAAGCTAATGTAACAACACAACACAAACTGTTAGAAGAAGGCATTTGGCCTACTGGCAAACATACAGGCACTAAGATATCTAAACTAAGCGAAAAATATTTGGTATGGGCTGGATTAAATTTAAAATCTAAACATATAAAATATGCTGCAAACAAAGAGCTACTTAGAAGATATCATTCAGGCGAAATCAAACTATAAACCTTAGGCAAAACAATCCAACACATAAGGTTAGCGGGCCAGATTAGAAATACCGCCGTGGAAAAAGCTCTCGTATAGAAGCACACGTACATACTGATGGACCTATCTACAAACTTGGGGTCTCCGTTGGTATAGATTGATTGTTGGCAATTGAGAAACACAAACACAGTTCATAAAAACCCTTTAGCATCAGGAACGAAGCGAGGGAAGCAGTGTTAGTAGTTATTACTATCTGAATGTGATTAGAAATAAACATATTCAAATAAAAATAACTGCTGACATTGTATGTCGACGTAGGTTGGGAAAGGTCAGAGCCCATTGAACTTTGTGTATAAACAAATACCTATTTCCGTATCTCGGCTGAATAAGACTCACATGAAGTTTTTTGAGAGGGGCGGGACCGTAACAGGTTCCGTCTGACCAAAACGATCTACATGAATATATCACTTCGTTATTACGCATCGCGTAATAACTACGTTAGGTTTGTACAAGTAAAGTATTAACTGTTTGTATAGAGTAGTTTAAAGAAAAGAAATTATGTATTGAGCGATAGCGAAATACAGATGTACGTAGTACATCTAACATAATTGCTTGTATACCTTAATAGTCTTAAATGCCTAATCACGAATAGTGCATCTGACATAAATACTTTTGATGATTAAGGATTTGAACGAATGAAAGTTAATGAACTGAATGAGATTGGCATGCCTGCATTTACTGCTAGACAAAAAGCAATGAAAAAAGGCAAGCAAGAAGTAGCTGACAAAGTTAAACTTATGACTAAGCACATCTATATGATGATGGGTAAAACTAATACTAAAGAATTGACTTATGGAAAGCTTGGTGCTTTCCTAAAGAACACACCTCATTACGCTAAGTTCCTTAAAGATCCTGATGTAGCTGGTGTTGTTGCAAATGAGTTTAGTGGTAATGCTGCTTCGTCTGGTGATGGTGATGCTACAGATCCTGCTTTTAAATCGTCAAGAGGTGCAGGCAAATTTAAATCAAGTCGCGGTGCTCCGAAATTTAAGTCATCAAGAAATCAACCAGAACAACCTCAATTTAAATCTCGTAGAAATAATATTGTAGATAAAAACTTTGACAAGAGTCAAAAACTTTCAGCTTATGGAAAAGTTGGCAATGAATCAATTGTGCACGAAGCAGTAGATCCTAATACTCCTGTTGACAAGAAGCAGTTACAAAAAATAGCAACTATGCTAGTTCAAAAGTCTTTTGAAGATCCAGATGGGCCTAATGGTTTGGCTGGAGGTACTAAAAAATCCGGTTCGAAAAAGATTCCTAAGTCTGTTTCAAAAGAACCAATGGATGATCCTAACGTGCAAAAGGCAGTTAAGATTTTAAGAAAAGCAGGCATAACTGGCGTAAGAATACTTCCAGGAGATTAAAAGAAACTGAGTCCTGACTTCTTTGTAGTCTCGAGATTTTCTTCAACAATTTTTCCTATGATTTCTCGGTCTTCTGGACCCATAGCAAACGCTTCGTCGACAGATACTGCACCGCGCATAAACCAAGACAGCTTGTAGAGGTCATGTTTAAGCTGCTTGGTCTGTTTGTCTAAATTATCAACTTCTTGCAAAATCTGTTCAACAGACCAAGTTAGGATTTTGCTCCGAAAAAATTTGATGCATCAAAGCTGATTGGCACCTCATATTCATCTGGAGCACCTGCTTCTCGCTCTTCTTCGGTTGTTATAACCTTCATTGGTTTAATGGTGTGAAGATCTCGTTGATGTTCGAGATGATCTATAATAGCGCCGTACAAATCTTTGTCAGCGTTTGCTACAAATTCTTGTAAAAAGTTTTGATCACTAACGGTTTGTCCGTCTACTTCGATGCTAGCAATACCTTGTGTAACTGTGACTACAGTAATGTCAGTTAGCTTTTTAAATGAAGTAGCAAAACGCTGTAGTTTTTCGCTTTCGTCCATTTTCTCATCGTTTACTAACGAAAGTATGCGTTGCTCTTCAAAAGTCTTAAGTGCAGTCTTTGTAAATTCTCTATACGAAAGCGGACGAATATTAATCTTCATTCCTTGATAGTTTATGCTATCTACATATGTGTGACTGCTAACTTGCTCGAGTAAAATTCTTAGATCTAAACTAAATGTCTTTTCGATATCTGTTCCCGGAACTTTAACTTCAAGTTCTAAATTCTCGCCATATGTTGCAATTCTCAACGCAATCATTAATGCATCCATGTCGATGCTAGGCATTGCCCATGCATCTTTGATATTTGGAAAACAGCTTTGTATAACATCTACTGTTGCTTGCCCGTTAAGCAATGCATCAGGAGTTTTAAAAGTTAATTCGTCTCTTGCTGTCATAGAATATACAGGATATTCACCACTTTCGGTTGTTTCTAATGCACCTTCTGGATAGAAGCGTCCGTTGCTCGGCAAGCTAACATATAGCTTCGGCTGTCTAAAATATTTGTGCAGCGGATTCTGATTAACTGTTGCATCTTGTTTTTCCATAGTTTCCCTTCGATAAATACTTCTAGTATATACCATCTGTATTTATATGCGTAGTTAAATGGAGAATAGATCTTGGCAGAAGAAGTAGAAATTGTAGGCGTAGACGGCGGTCCTGCTGCTGAAGCCACTCTGCGAAAGCTTCTTGTAGAAATGCAAAAGAAGAATGGAACTGATGTCAACAGTGCAAAAGTTCAAGAGCAATACAACAAGGCTAAAAAAGAAGGAACAAAAGTTCTTGATGAATTTGGTAATGAAGTAGAAGAAGCAACTTCTGCTGTTGCAAAATTTGGAAGAGCAACCGGCGGATTAATCTCAACTATTTACAACGGGCTTATTGGAACAATTAACTTTACTATAGATGTTTTTGGTAATTTAGTTACGGCGTTTGCTGACGGTGAAGGCAAGCTTGCTGATTTTGCTGCGCTGATTCCTTTTGCTGGTGGAATTTTAAGCAGTGTTATAAGCATATTTGAAAACACATTAACAACATTCCAGTCTCTTGCTACGACAGGTGCCGGTTTTAATAACACGTTAACAACTTTAAGAATTTCGGCAGCTCAAGCTAGAGTTTCATTAGATTCGTTTGCAGAATTAGTTGCAACAAACACCGATAGATTAGTAGCATACGGCGGCACTGTTACAAAAGGTGCATTGATGATTGGAAAATTAAACAATGCCTTAGGTAATGATTTTAGAGATCAGCTTATGGGAATGGGATTAACATTTGAGGAAATTAACGAAACCTTAGTTGATTATATGTACTTAAACAGAGCTGGTGCTAGAGCTAACAAAAGACAAACAGCAGAATTAGCAGAATCAGCAGCCGGATATGCCAAAAATCTAATGCTTCTTGCTAAATTGTCAGGCGAAGACATTAAATCTCAAAGAGATAAGCTCGCAAACGCAAGCATGGATATTGCATTCCAGAGAAAAATGGCAACGTTAAATATTCGAGAACAAGACAAGATGCACCTCTTGTTAGCTGACACGTTAGCGTCCGGTGGACAAATTGCTGTAGATGCACTTAAAACTGAATTTCTTGGCATGCCTCCGTTAACTCAAGCGTTGCAGATATTCTTTGCAACACAAAGTGAAAATGCTATGCTAATAAGAGACAACTTAAAGACAGCACTAAACACTTCGGTCGGATTAGATAAATGGAATAGCACACAGACTACTCGTTTAGCAGACTATGTAGAAGCAAGAGCAAAAGCAGGCGATAATTTTGATACTATTTTAAGAGCAGCAGCAAGCGGCATGGATGGTGTGTCGGCTCAAATACTTGAAAATATGAGTCAAGGTGGAATGAGTTACGAGAAATATCTAGACGAATCTGGAAGATTCTTAAGAGATAAGTTTGAAAACGACTACAATGCCGCAGTAGAAGAACAAAAGAAAAGAGACAAAGTAGTTACTGGATTAAATGATTTTTATCAAGTTATTAGAGGCATTAAAGAGACTATTGAAGAAAAAATTATACTACCTTTAAGTAAAATTATCGGACCGTCCTTGGTGCGATTTGGCGAACTATTAGGATCAGAAAAAGTTGTTGGAGGAATTAAAGAATTTAGCAAAGTTATTACTGACTTTGTTAATATGATATCCGACGACATTAACACCTTAGGATTAAAAGATGCAATCACACATTGGTTAGGAGAAATTAAAAATATTCTTATCGATGGCATGAAAGGTATGCTCTTCGGAACCGTTGGGCAGCAACGAGAAAATACTATTAATTATGGTCCAGATGACGGAAGCCGCCCTATGCCTCCGGAACTAGTAGCTGCTAGTTCGGGTATTTTAGGAGACTTTCTTCCTAACATAGACAATGCTAAAGATTGGGCAAAATTTCTCGGTACATCTTCAGTTGGATTTATCGCATCTCTAGGCGCTTTAGGTGTTGTACTAGCAGGCTTTGGTCTTGCGGGCGGTCCTATTGCTATCGGTGTTGGTCTACTTACAGCATTCTTAACAGGATCTGCGTGGTCGTTTGATAAAGCCGCAACCGGCTTTAGCAAAGTTGCAGATTCGATTGTAAAAATTAGTACCGGTTTAACAAACATATCCAATCTTGACTCAAAAAAAATTAATGAAGCTTCTGAATCATTAGGTCCTTTAAGTCTCGGACTTACTAAACTTGCAGGTAGCGGAATTTTAAATCTGCTGTCAGGCGAATCAAATCTTGAAAACTTAGCAACTTCGTTATCTAATTTAGGAAACGTAGATTCGAAAAATCTATCACTATTAACAGATCAAATGAAAGATTTGCAACAATTAGAATTTAACTTAGATGCATCACCTATTGACACATTTAGAGAAGCAATAGATGAACTTAGGCAGTCGCTTGATAACTTAAATGACGAATTAGCGCAAGATAACAATGGATTCTTTGGTAACAAACGGGCAGACGCAGGCCAATTACTCGAAGGACTTACTGCAGGGTCCAGCTCAGGCTCTAATGACGAAGTAAAACGCTAAAATACAACAATGATGCGAGTTGTTGGTTTGCTTGAAAAGAATCAAACACAAAACACACAAATAATAGACGGACTTAAAAAGGTTCGAGGAGAAATATAATATATGTCATGGCGTAAACATTTTACCCCCGTTAACACAGACGGAACACAAGGTAGCAACTATGGTCCGATTAGTGGAAGCGGACGCGGTCGCCTTGGTGCCGGACCGGCAAGAACTAATTATTCCTCTTACCTGCCAGACATTTATGTCGGTGCTCCAAACCGCGTTGACAGATACGGTCAATATAATTCAATGGATATGGATTCAGAAGTAAATGCTGCACTTGATATCCTTGCAGAGTTCTGTACACAAAAGAACGAAGCGAATAATACTCCATTTATGCTTGATTTTTACAAAAAAGCAACTCAGTCAGAAACAACAGTAATCAACCAATACCTTAAGCAATGGTGCAAGCTTCAAAAGTTCGAAACACGTATGTTCCGTATTGTAAGGAATGTGTTTAAGAACGGTGACGCCTTTTTCCTTCGTGATCCACAAACAAAAAAGTGGTTTCACATTGATCCGGGCAACGTAGTACGCATTATTGTCAACGAAAGCGAAGGCAAAGAAGCAGAACAATATGTTATCAAGGACGTTAACCTTAATTTTAAACATATGGTAGCTACAAACCCAATTCAAACAACAGGCGGCGTAACAGGTGGCGGCTCAGCCGGCGGTTTCCAACAACCGAACAATCGTCAAATGACCGGATCGCCAGGTGCAGGCAGCACTGGTTCGCGTTTCCAAGTAGAAGACGGTGAAATTTCAATTGATGCAAAGCATATTGTGCACCTGTCACTAAGTGAAGGCCTAGATAAGAATTTTCCTTTTGGAAATTCATTGCTAGAGACTGTATTTAAAGTATACAAGCAGAAAGAATTGCTAGAAGATGCGATCATCATTTATCGTGTACAACGTGCGCCTGAACGTAGAGTCTTTTACGTTGATGTAGGTAACATGCCAACCCACATGGCTATGAGCTTCGTTGAGCGCGTAAAAAACGAAATACACCAACGACGTATACCCAGTCAGACTGGCGGCGGCCAGAGTGTTATTGACAGTTCTTATAATCCGTTGTCAATTAATGAAGATTACTTTTTCCCGCAAACTGCTGAAGGACGCGGATCAAAGGTTGAAACGCTTCCAGGCGGTACAAACCTTGGTGAGATTGACGACTTGCGTTACTTTACTAATAAAATGGTCCGTGGTTTGCGCATTCCTTCGTCGTACTTGCCAACAGGTGCAGACGACTCGGCAGCACAATACAACGATGGTCGTGTTGGTACAGCATATATTCAAGAATTACGCTTTAACACTTATTGTGAGAGACTACAAAGTTTGCTCACAGAAGCAATCGACACAGAATTTAAGCGTTACTTGTTAGAAAAAGGGTTAAACGTTGATACATCAATGTTCGGACTGCAATTCCAACCGCCGCAGAACTTTGCAGCATACAGACAAAGTGAATTAGATAACGCAAGAATCCCAACATTTACACAAATGATGGCTGTTCCGTTTATTTCAAATAGATTTGCTATGAAACGTTACTTAGGCTTAACAGACGAAGAAGTTGCAGAGAACGAACGTCTTTGGAAAGAAGAAAATGACGACTTGCTTGACGCAATGCCAACAGACACTGATGCAGAAATGCGCGGTGCCGGAGTTACTGGTGCCGGTCTCGAAGGCGATATGGGCGGACTTGATGCAGAACTAGAAGGTGACGAAACGGGCATGGAAGCAGGAATGGGCGAAGGTCCGACGTCAGCAACTGATCCAGCTCAAGGTACTGGCGCAGCACCAGGCAGCTCTGAAATAAATATTTAAGGTAAATACAATATGCCATTACTACGTGAACTATTTTATTTTGATAAAGAGTCAATGGAAAACACTGACAGCAAGCTTTATAGCCCGAGAGATGACGAATCTCCAATGCAATACGATGATACTCGTAAAACAAAGCTAACTTTACGCGCTATCAACAAGATTCGCAAAGCAAACGAACTACATCAAGAAGAATCTGAAAAAGATTTAGTTTTTGTTCGTCAAATGTACGGAGCGCCACCGGCTGAAGAAGCTATCTAACATGACTAAGGTAGACAAACGCCTCTATACCAAAGAGGAATGGCATCGCATACGTGCAGAGCGAAGAAAAGAAAACGCACAACACCCTAAAATAGACACAACATCAAAACCTAAAACAAATGCTAATAGTAACGCACCTATTGCATTTGTTTTAGGTAATGGTACTTCAAGAGAGCACGTTCCTTTGCCTGATTTAAAGGAACGCGGCACAGTATATGCCTGTAATGCAGTGTATAGAGACTTTAATCCTGATTTTTTAGTAGCAGTTGACACTAAAATGGTTTTAGAGATAGCACAAAGCGGTTATCAAATGAATAATCAAGTTTGGACAAACCCAAACAAAGTATACAGTAGCATAAAAAATTTAAACTTCTTTGATCCTCCTAAAGGATGGAGTTCAGGACCTACTGCACTTGATATGGCATCACGACATGGCTTTCAAGAAATATATATTCTCGGGTTTGACTACAAAGGTCTCCAAGATAAAATTAATAATATGTTTGCAGACACAAAAAACTATAAGAGATCTAAAGATCGTGCAACTTATTATGGAAATTGGCTTCGACAAACTGCGATCACTGTTGAAAAAAATAACAAAACGAGATATATAAGAGTAATAAGACCAAATGACTTTGTTCCTCCTGAGTTATTACGATTAAGCAATGTAGAACACATTACTGTCGAAAAATTCATGAAACAATTTAACATTTCACGGTGAAATACAAAAATGGGCTGTTTTGGCACCGTTTCCCACCCCTTTATCTAAATCTCTATAAGTATTAGTTGACAGCCTTGCTAAAGGTATTAACCCCATTTACAGGAGATTTAAAAATGGCAGATAAGAAAAAGTTTGAAAGAATGCTTGAACTTCTTATTGCGGAAGACCGCAAGGGAGCAGAAGAGCTATTCCACGAGATTGTTGTAGAACAGTCGCGTACAATTTATGAAACCATCCTAGAAGACGATCTAGCAGATGACGAAGAAGTTGACGAAGCAACTGATGAAGAAGTTGACGAGTCAGACGACGACGAAGAAGTTGACGAAGCAGATGATGAAGAAGTAGACGAAGACGACGAAGATCTTGACGAAGGTTTTGATTTAGACGAGTTTGAAGTTGAAGCAGATCCTGCAGACGACATGATGGGCGACGTTGAATTCGGTAACGATGACGACGAAGAAGGTGAAGATGATCCATTCGGCGGTGACGACGAAGACGAAGGTGAAGAAGACGATGTTGAAGATCGTGTTGAAGACCTTGAGGATGCATTAGAAGATCTAAAAGCTGAATTTGACAAAATCATGGGCGGCGGCGACGACGAAGACGAAATGGACATGGACAGCGACGACGAAGATGGCATGGACATGGGTGACGAAGAAGGCGACGAAGACGAAACTGAAGAAGGTTACGAAAACTTTGCATTCGAAGATGAAGACGAAGACGAAGAAGTCGACGAACATCAGAAGTCAGCGTCAGAAACAATGCGTGAGTATGTAGAAAAAGTCGGCAAAGGCGGCGGACTTGATCACAACGGCGAACTAAAGAGTGAAGCACCTGGTGCTAACACTAAGTCGTCAGTAGCAGGCAAGAATGACATGGGCGGCACTGCGTCGAACATTAATCAATCTGGTACCGAAGCAGGTGTTG